ACTGGTGCGGCATCGACCGGAGCGCCGTTCGGCGGAACGCCATTGACCGCCCCGTTAAGCATGCCGTTCAAACCGCCCATCTCACTAGCGGCTTCAGCTTGATCGGCTTTCTCTTGGAGGTAATCGCGGATCTCCTTATCCATCACACTATAGGTCTCATCGTCAAGGCCCGGCAGCATCAACTTGAGCAGTGCCGTATAAAGCTCGCCCTCGGTCTCAAGCATCTCGCCGTTTGCGGCTGACATGATGGCCTGGAATTCGATAATGGCCGACGCTAATTCCTCGGTTGATTGAAGACTGAACTGAGCCGGATATTGAACCTTCGTTTTCGCGACTGACACCTCGTTGGGATTGCCATCGCCGACGATGATCCAGAAAAGTTCCGCGATCGTCTGCTCAGCACGCTCAAGGGATTTAGATATATTTCCCAGCAGGTCGTGCCCCGTGGCCGCGTCGAATTGCTTGGAGATCCCTGACTGACTGACGGTCTGGCCACTTGAGCCCTGTGCACCGGCTGGTTTGGTGAGACCAGCCAGTCGATCTACCGCGTCGCGCAGGTCATGCTTATTTTGCCTGAGCGACGCGGCGCCGCTCTTGGGAAATTCGATCACGGTGAAGCCCTGGTAAGATGTTGACCCACCACTGCTGTTTTTCTTCATCGGCAGCAGCCAGCCGGGGCCGATCGGCATCGTGCCATCAGGGGTTAAATATTCCTCGGGTGCCTGCATGAGCGGGTGAGCCTGAAGAGTGTCAGACAAGATCAACTCACTATCACGGTTGTAATACTCCCGCTGCAACTCAGCGATCATCTCGTAACGGGGCAGACCAACGTTTCGACAGCGGGGCCGACGTCGGTCGAAGATTCTCAGGATCGGGACCACGCCATAATCGTGATACACGATATCACTCGTGGGTTCGGCGGTCTCTTGCATGCGCTTGACGGGGGCCAGCGGCTGTCCGTTGATGTTGTATCCTGGAGGATGGTAGTCCGACTCCACCATCTTTCCCGTGATGTTATAAAGACACCAGTATTCCTTGTTCCAGTAGCGCCATAGCACCTCTTGGTTGTCTTGAACCTCGCGGATCAGCAATTCCTCATAGCGACCCTTGCAGTCGAGGCACCACCACAAAACATTCTCGGGTAGGATGTAAGATGCAACCACGGAATCGAGTTCAAGCCGGATCTCATCGGCCCGCGAATTCACCTGCTCATCTTTAGGCACTGCGGGATGATCGAGCACGATGTCAATCTGCCCCAGCACCAGGAGTAACGGAGCAATCGTTTCCATCATCCACTGATCGATCGTTTCCCCCTTGCCGTTCACGTTATCCCACCACGCCGTTATCTCAGGAGGACCTTCGCGACCAATCTCTTTTTTGAAGATTTTGCCCGTGTGCCTTTCCACAACTTCCGCCATGAAACCAGGGACGGGCGTACGAGCACGGCGAAGCTCATAGTCATCATCCGTCGCCTGAGCATAGGCATCAGTGCCGGGCGGTCGGCCGGTCTGGACGGAGTAGGTTTTCTCGTTGACGAGCGGATACTCGCGCTTGTGGCGAATCATATTGCGGATCGGCATCCCGATTAGGTCATAGCCGTAATTGGCCATTCGGTATGCCTCGCCGCCCTCCCATGAATCGACCAGCCAGCGCCAGCGAATCTGGTGCATGAACCACTCGACATGGGGCTGGAGGATCACACGCTTATCGGGGAGCGTGATGCGGGGCATTCCCCCGGTATCATTCCAACCGAGCGAGGCCGAATTGGGTAGAAGTGACATCTAGCGAGTAGATCTCGGGGATTGGCGGATCAATTGAATTTCTGACGCGGTGCGTTCGATGCAACGGATGAAACGCTGTTTATCCTGGTCGTCATGAACGACGCAGGTGCAGCGGTGCGGCCCATCGGGGTGTGCGATGCGCTCGAATGAGCCTTTCGGCACACGGGCCGGATTGACCACCCAATCGACCCGCATCAAGACTTGGGGCTGGCGCACGTCAGAACCTTCTCGGCACCCAGTGAACCAGCGCGCCGACGAGTTGATTGCGCGTGGCTGAGACGCTGGATTCCGTCCATGTCAACGTGCCCGAGGTTGCTCCGTAGGTGACAGACGCGGTTGCGAGCGTGGGGTTGACCAGCGTCACGGAGCCGATCGACACACCAGCCGATGCCGCCCCGGATGGCGTGAGTGTGGGCGCAACGCCCCACGTCCCACTATTGAGAATAAATGAGATCACTCGTGTCTGGCCGGGCGTGACCTTCGTCGGTGAAATGTCGAGCGTGGCCATCAGAACAAATAGCCTTGATCGGGATCGCTTTGTTTCTTGGCTCTCATGGTGGCCATTCGTTTTGCAATCGTTTCCGCTGACTGTTTCTTGCCGTTGATGATGCAACGAATCCGGTAGATTCCACCAAGGGGCAATGACGAGAAATCGCATGACGTGCTAGACTGATCGATGGACATGGTGACCTCTCTCGAAGGTTGCCTGTCAAGAGCGGTGCTCGGATCACAACTCCGGGCATCGCTCGTTCTATTGTATCATAAATCAGTCATCACAAACACGTTGGCGCATAAGCATATATCCTAATTAGCATCGACAAGGGTGCCAATCTCCCCCAGCGCCGCCGCGATCGAGCCGAACGCAAGCTGTAGGTCGAAGATCTGAGTCTTGGCCGATGCCTTGTCGCTCTTGCCCGACGTGTAATTGTCGACCACGTTCCTCGCACGCTCGACGATCTGATCGGATTTGTTGGATTCGAGGAGCAATCCCAGATTTTGGTTGGCGTCAAAAGTCGCCGTCTGGGTACTCAGGGCAGTGACCAGCGAACGAACGTGACCCGAGAACCCTCGGGTTTTTAGCTGTGCAAAGGTCTGCCCCGAAGCGTCATAGACGGGAGCTGTGTAAGCCACGATTATGTATCCTTATGTTTTGAGGGCCTGGGTTTGGACACCTCTAATACTTCGATCGACTCATCAATAGATGGGGGTGACGGCAAGGTCGGCGATTCGAGGTAAGACGGGACTGGAAGGTCCATTGCCGTGATGACTTCGCGGATCGCCATGTCCACACCCTCAAGAGCAGCCGCCAAGCTCATGCGGGTGCGGTGTGCATGACTCATACACTCGTGCTGACTCGCCCGGTCGAGCGTGGGCACCTGGCCGAGCGCTGACTGGATCTGACTGACGTGCCAAAGGTTTTTGGCGCGGCCGAACTGGTGGAGATCGCAACCGAGGAAATTAGCCGCCCGTTCGATGAACGGCCAGATTCCCTGAAAGACGTAGGCCGGCTTCTCCTTGACATGCATGGGGTTCGCGAACGGTTCGCTATCCACCCGCAGCGAAGGATAAGGCGAGACTTGTTGAGGGTACTGCATGGTTAGCCTGGTGCCCTCGCGGAGCAGTCGGGATCGAGCATGTTGAGCCCTGATTCGATCTGTGTTCCCATCGCCTGGAAGGAGTTTTGGGACTGGCCCGGCATGTCGGCCGGCGCCTCGAACAACAGAGCTTGCAGCTTTTCGCGCAGGTCGAGCACTTCTTCCTTGTGCTTCTTGGCGACCGCCGCAACCTCATCGAGAAGCTTCGCCATCTTGGCCATGTGCGGATGCGGCTTCGGAGCCTTGGCCGGTTCGTGTTCCGTTTCAACCACATCCTTGGTCGTCTGCCGGTGAGACTCGGCAGCCTTGACCCCTTCGGCGACCGCCGCCTGGTGCGAGGTCTTCTCCGGTTCGTCTTTGGCAGGCGTGTGGGTGGCCTTGGCGGGTTCGTGCTTGTCGGACATATATCTTTCTCCTTTCAGGATTCAGTGCTAAAATTGTTCTCGGAGCGGTCTTGACGTCGCTACGGTACCTAGGACTATGGCGATCGAGACACGAGGTATAGGCAACCTTGACCGGCCCGACCGGCATGACCTGGAGATAAAACGTAATTTCCAGGGGAAACTAATCGGGCAACCGGCCTACTTGCTTGCGCGGCAGCGAACACAGCACAACGAGGAAAAGAAAGATCAGCCATCGCACCCTAAAGCTCACTTCGCGATTCGACCCTCTTGAAACCCCGGCAAGCGTGCGGGATCGGTCTGGGTCTAGGCTGATGTATCAGGCCGCGGCGAAGGCCGTGATCCCACTTACGAAGGCGTGGTGAGCTTCGTTGTCAAGCTCAATTGCGCCCTCCATGATGATGTCGCCTTCCATCGCATCACCGCGGCTGCCGCGTGGTTTGTCGATCATAGGACGCTTGAGCCGAACACGAGCCTCAGGCGCACTGATGCAAATGGCCGTACCAGCCAGGAGCAGCGGGGCGGGGATGATGTTGATGCCTGAGAGGAACGGTGCCTCGAAAAGATCGATCGGTGTGCCATACACATTCGCGCCGGCTTCAAGCCGCATCGCCGCATGGCCCCAGACGGCAAAGCCGCCCAGAAAGTCCGTCGAGACGAACATCGTGGTCGGGTTGCCGCCACCGTTGAAAACGGCCTGAATGGTGTCGCGCACCAGATCGGACGGCTTGTAAGCAGCGGCATTGGTGGGCGCCGTGACCTTGTTGCTGACGATCAGATTCTTCAACCCGAGCATCGCGGGGCGGGTGCCAGCGGCGGCTAGAGGCACAGCATCGCCGTAATAGATCGCGCTCTCGAAGTCGTCCACAACATGCTGCATCGCCAGCAGCTTGTCACGCTGGAGCGGGCTGGCGAACCCGCCGACCCAGTTCGTGTCGGCCTCCAGAGCACCACCGATCGAATAAGCGTGCTGGACCGTCTGGCAATACTGGACCACCGTGGCCGGTACGCGCGAGACAGACGAGACATTCACCTCAGCACCTGTTCTGGTGTTGGTGATGAGCTGGACCACGCTATTCGCATTGTGGGTGGCTACCGTCGTGTTGGCGTAGGCTCGCGTGATCGTGACCGTGTTGGCGTTGACCGATGTCACCAGCACGTCCTCAGAGTCGATCCGAAGCACATCGCCGAGGTCGTAGGTCGAACCGTCGATCATGATCACTGTGACATCGGCCGTGTTGAGCACGGTCGTAGACATCTTCTGGGTACGGGGCCGATAGTTGTCGTTGGTAATATAAAACGTTGGCGATCCGACCGGCGCTTTCGGGAGTCGTGTCCATACAGGCGTGCGGTTGAGGAAGTAATTGATCGCCACGCCGAACGCATCGAACGGGATAACGTTCGCATTCCACGCGGTCCATTGAGTTACTGGACCAGATTCGTACTGAGCAGCCATGACTCACCTACTTTCAAAACATGAAAGAATGAAGACGGAGGATGACATCAACTCAGGTCAAGCTTTCCGCTGATTGGGAAAGAGCCCGAGGCTAGGAACGGCTTGCTTGGTGGCCTGCCAGGCTTTCACGGTCTCTTCTGGAGACATCGCGGCTGGCGGCGGGGTGTTCGGGGTCGCGGGCGGTCGGGTTCCGTCAGTTCCCGAGCCACCGCTGGGCTTATTGGGAGCGAGAAGACCGTTGAACTCCCAATCAGGTGAGTCCAGGCGCTTACGGAGGAATTCGACCGCGGGCTCTAAAGTCGCGCGGTCACGAACGATCGGCGCGCCATCCGGGCCGATGATCGCTTCGAGGTCGAGTTCCAACACCTTGCGGATTGCTGCCGCGGTGCGGTTGCGTGCTTCGGCATCCTTGCCCACAAATTGACGTCCTGCAAGGGCTTCATTGACTGCCTGAACCCTCTTCTCATTGAGCCAGGATACGCGAATTTGATCTCGCTCAGCCTGGATTGTTTGGAGCGTCTTATCGCTCATCGCCTTCATTTGCTTGAAGGCTTCCTCGACTTGTCCTTTCTCTGCTAAGAGCCGAAGCCGCTCAGCCTCCTTGAGTTCCGCAATCTGGTCTTGTTGGGCCTTGTACTCCTCCAGCGCCTGAAGCCTGGATTGCTGCGCGGTCCACTCCTCGGGCTTGACCCAGATGTTCGCCGAACGACTTTCGCCGGCTTGCGCGGGAGGCTTGGCAAAGTCCGGATGAGGCTGCGTTTGCGGCTGTTGACCTTGCGGCGGCTGATTACCCTGCGGCTGTGCGGGTGGCTGCGGAGGCTGTTGCTGGAGACCTTGCGGCGGTACATACGGACTTGCAGCGGCCAGCGCGGTGGCTGCCGCCTGGGTTTCTTCGAGGGTAGGCATGATGATGTCTTTCGAGAAAGGATCAATCGTGTAAATTAATTCTCATGAAGATGGCGATAGGTTCTTTGGATTGAAATGACCCGACTTCCTGCTTGGTGCCGGCGACAAAGATTGGCGTAACCTGATCTTCATAGGTGTAGAAGCTAGGAAACCATTTGAGCAGCATCTGCTTTTCAAGTTCCGACTCCGTTTCGAGCCGAATCCCTGTGAGGCTCATTTCTGCCTTCACTGTCGCCCTCCACGTAATTAGTCCAGAACTCAGGTCCGAAATGCTTGAGCTTGACTCCACGAGTGATCAGGTATGGGATCTTGTGCGTGTGGCAGAAGTGTGCCATCTCCCAATCTTCAGGCATGAGTTCGCATTCTCGCTCGCCAGCATCGTTCTTGACGAACCGGGCGTACTGCTTGAACAGGAACTCATCCCAGACCGGATGCCTAATGTCGGCGACCCAACAAGCCGTATTGAAGAGCATGACCTCGCCGGGCTCGGCGACCTGCTCTGGTGCGAACGTGACGGGATACGAAAGCATCTCATCCATCGGGATCAGGCGACGATACCAGATATCATCTTCGCGGCCCCAGGCGTTGGTCGTCAGCCATTCATCGTGCTTCTTGATCGGGCTGACGACGCTGATCAGGCCGGCGTTACGCATCTGAAGCTCAGATATGCAGTAGTCTAGCCACCATGCCTCTGGCTCAACATCGTTGTGTTGCATCGCGAAATAATCGACCGCGTCCTTGTCACGCTGATTCAGACCATCGGCCCAGAGATTGTTGAAGCTGCCGACGATCGAGGACATGCGCACTTCGCGACGGTACGGAACCGAGATCTTGCGCGGATTGGCTGCCCATTCGAGGTCGTACCAGCTATGCGCAACCTCAGGCATCATCGACCCGAAATTCGGCATTGTGAGGTAGACTCGCGGCTTGCGAAGGTACGGAATGGCATCAGAAAGCTCGACTGGCTTCTGTGCCTTGCGTGGAGTCTCTTCCTCGATGCAAGAGAGATCATCTTCTTGATCAGGCCATAACCATTTCGCGATTCGGGCAAATCCCAGCATCATCCTTTCTCTCTCCCCAAGAGTTCTGTGTTCATCGGAAAAACGCGCTCCTGGCCATATAGAGTTCGGGGTGAACGATCGTCATACCACTCGGATTGAAGTATTCAAGTGATGCCGGCTCGTTGTAAGAGTTCACGAATAGAAGCGTGTTCTGCCGGTACCAGACGGGAATCCGCTTGACCTCCCAGATCTTGGGGCGGATCACGTCATAGGGAATGTACTCTTGATCACGGAACAGCTTGACCCAATAAGCCGTCCACTGCTCGTTGATGTGGCCTGTGCCCCCCTGCCCTGGGATCGCAGCCGAGAAGAGCACGATGTCAGAAAGGCTAGTCAAGAATTCCACGAAGTATTCAGCGGACTCAGGCTCCAAATGCTCAGCAGTTTCGAGTGAGATGCAAAGATCGCATTTCCCCCCATCGTGAACACCAGGACCGCCATTCAGTTCGATCGGAAAAAAACAACTTTCCGGAATCACCAGGCACTCGCGGGCATACTCACCGTCGAAGCCCATGATCTGATCAGCCCCCAGGCTCCGCGCCACGTCAAGCCAACAGCCTGTGCCGCAGCCGACATCGGCCACGCTACGGAACGGCCCAGCGACCTCCCAGGCAATCGGCAAGATGATCTCGGCAGCCGTGCGCGAGCCGTCGATCTGGCCGGTGTAGAAATCCTTGGTATAGAGCGTGGCGGTCGAGGATGTCAAAACACCCGTCCCGGCTTGCACCGTTCGAACCTGGGTTGAGGCTTGCGACCTTCGGGCATGAGCAAGGATAAAACTCCGCGAATAGGATCGATCATATCTTCGTAGGGATGCTGATCTCGCGGCGGATAATCCTGAAATACTCCACCGACCTTCGCGCGTGCGTAGCCCCTGAACCCCTGGAGAACGTGCTTGCACCGAGGATGCACGGTCAGACTCACAGATCCATCTGCCGAGCGTACCATTGCCTCTACAGTCGCCAACCCAGGCGCGACGCAGCCTGGGTATTTCTGCCATTGCTCGATGCCACGAGTGCCCTTAAGCCCGCATCGTTCATACTCAGCAAGAACAGTTGGTCCCACCGGGTTTCGAGCCCCGCCCGCTGAATCGGTCGAGACAAACCGTCGGGCGGCACCACAATGTTGGTAAAACACGTCGAGGATCGCCAGGGCAGCAACCTCCGCTCCCGTGTCATTTTCGCTGGACTCGCGATAATATTCGGCGAATATGTTGACCTTGGGGCCATCCTTCGTCTCGCGGTATTGGAGAAATACGGCGCCCGTGTGGACGCCTGAATCGACGCTGATATAAACCGGAAGCATCGGATCATATTCGGCCATCACCGTGACATTGGCATCGCTGAACTGCGTGAACCAGACGCCATCAGCCCGAGGGCCAAGGCAAAGGAAGTCGCTCTCGAAAACACGAGCACTGAGACCCTTGACTTTTTGGATAAGCGACTTGATCGTATAATGACCATTAGATCTCTTGGCCTTTGGTTTGCCAGTCCTCTCGATGTCCGAATGACACCACTTCACGATCGGGCATTCAGAACACTTCTCAAGATGTTTGCCGCTGATCTCGGTCGGACACCGTTCCAGTACCTCGAAGATACAAAACCTGTAGACCGGAAACGCGCCGGCTTCACCCTTGGCAATCAGTTCCGACATTGGCCCGCCTACTCGGTGCCAGGTGCTCGTCATGCTGATCGAGGCAGGCACGCCGCCGAGTTCCATGCACATACCCAGAGCCGACTCACGGATATCCGGGTCCATCTCATCGACTTCATCAAGCCGAAGTGACGGAACGTGAGGGCCACGGACGGACTTGTGCGAGGCCGGGATGTAATCGACCGTCGAGCCAGTAGTAAACGTGCATCGCTCCCTGGAAAACTGGTTGATCACGTCAAGCTGTCGCATACCCGGCCGGGTGTACTGGTAGTCTCGCAAGGCTTGATAAATCTGAAGTGACTGAGCCTCAGAACCGCCCAGAATCTTGGTGTCGTGATCGTCATACCGAACGCTGTCGATCCGGGTTGCGAATGCCGCCATATAGCTCTTGCCGCCACCACGAGGGCCGAGCACCAGCGATAGGTCAGGCCGATCATAGACCCACGCCTCAACGAAATCCATCGGTGCAACGTGACCTTCGCAAACGGCCTGATCGGCGATCGTGACACCATAGGCATCAGCGATCGTCCGAAGTGCTTGGCTTCGGCTTAGCCTTCTTGGCTTTGGGCTTCTTTTTGGTGTGCTGAGCGTGGTCAAGGAAATCGCGTTCGTCCTGGGAATCGTGGCTCTTATCGATGTGGAGTTGGTCCGGAACCTTGCCTTCTAACCGCTCCAGCAACATCGCGAAAAAGTGTGCATTCGGCCTGCTCCGATACCGACGCCGCTTGATCCTAGGCTTGCCGTCTTTGTCCAGGACCGGCATGCCGTCTTTGTCGAGGACTTCCACTTCCTCGATGGTATCGAGCATGGCCGGTTCATCGAGCGCGGCACCCAGCCAGCGCTTACCGATGGCATTGTCAAGGCCATGTTCATCGATGAATTTCGCAAGCGCATCAGAAGCACGGCGCTTCTTGGAATAGCCTTTCGGATTGCGGCCGGGGTCGCCTTTTTGGACCGGTCTAAGCCCGGATGTATCAGGGTTTGGGTTCGCCACATGGATTCTTTACTGAGAACATTACTTGTTAGGAAATCACTGGGTTGAGCCCGAGGCCCTCCAGTCGCTCCAACGCTACGGCCACATATTTGGGTGCGATTTCGATCCCTCGGGCGAGACGACCGGTTTGCTCGGCGGCAACGATGGTGGCGAGGTTCCGCTCGGGATGAACGCGCACGTTCGCCGGGTCGATATGGATGGAGTCCAGCGGCACGGTCTCGACGTTCACTAACTTTTTCTGGAAATCCGGGAAACTTTCTGAGAAAGCGCTAGACATTCTACTGGGGATGACGTACTATATACATATAGAGCACAAGAGACCTGAGACCTGAAAGGGAAAGACAATGGCCGCCAAAGAGATCAAGAGACTGGACGCCAACCTGCACCTGACCGCCGCCCTTTACGATGCGATCAAGGCCGGGCACGCGG